GATATGGCTACTTTTGACATGACCTCAAAAGCAACAGTAGGTGTTGACTCTAACTCTATTGCTGCACCACCTTCACGTTTTCAAGGCTTTGGCATGTATATGCGTGAAGCAGTCATCGACATCGAAAAGATGGTTGAGGACGGATACTCTTGTACTAATGGGGATGTATTTCAAGTATTAGAAATCCCTGCTAATACAATGGTGCTTTTCGCAGGTGCTCAAATCTTGAAATCTTTTAATGGTAGTTCGCCTACTGTAGATATTGATTTTGCAGAGGGTGATGATATTGTTGATGGGGCAGATGTTACTGCTGCTGCTGGAACATTTCTAGCAAGTGGTAGTAATGGTGCTGCAATGACAACATCAGGTACTATTACTTTTACACAGCACGTAACTACAACAGACACTATTGATGTGGTATTAGCTGCATCTAGTGCTGATGTTACGGAAGGTAAACTTCGTGTAATGGCTTGTTGCATTGAAACAAGTATTCGTGGTGGTGTAGAGGCTACTGAAGTGGATCGTGATCTACTTGCATAATACTTTTGGGGGTTGGGCGACTGACCCCCTCAGTACATCTTTAGGATAGCAAAATGGCAGAAACATTTCTTACACTGACAAACAGTACACTTGTTAGGATGAACGAGGTAGAGCTTACGTCTTCTAACTTCTCTTCATCTAGAGGTGTGCAGACGCAATGTAAAAATGCAGTTAATGATGCTATTCGTTATATTAACCAAAGAGAGTTTGGCTATCCGTTTAATCATAGCACAACTACAAAAACTCTTACTGCAGGTGTAACTAGATACGCTTTGCCTACGAGTGCAAAGTATATTGATTACAACACTGCTAGAATAAAAAAAGATAGTGACTTAAATACAATAGGTAATAGTCTAACTAAGCTAAACTACAATGAGTATATATCTAGAGACTACGCTACACAAGAGGATGATGTTACATCTACAACACTAAATGGTTCACACTCAAGCACTGTGACCACACTGACACTCACATCATCGAGTGGCTTTGCTTCCTCTGGTACAGTACACATAGGAGGTGAGCAAGTTACATATACAGGTATAACAGGTAATGACATAACAGGTTGTACCAGAGGAGCCAATAGCACAACAGCAGAAACACATTCTAGTGGTGTTACAGTTACGCAGTTTACTAAAGGTGGCATACCTAGATTTATAGTTAGAACTTTAGATAACAACTATTTACTATACCCTTTCCCAGATAAGCAATACGTTTTAACATTTGACTTTTTTACTTTTCCATCAGACTTATCTGCTCATGGAGATACAACTACTATACCTGATAGATTCTCACCTGTAGTTGTTGATGGTGCAGTATCTTATGTGTATCAGTATCGTGGTGAGTTACAACAATATCAAATAAACTTTGACAGGTTTCAGCAAGGCATAAAAAATATGCAGACTCTTGTGATAAACAAGTACGACTATGTAAGGTCAACTCTGATGAGTGGAGACACGACAACGTACAATCCTGTCCTAAGAGTGTCTTAAAATGCCAGATACATCAACACTACAGTCAGCAATATTTAATTGTGAAGGTGGGCTAGTTTTAAACAAGTCCACTTTTATTATGCAGCCTGGTCAGGCTTTAGAGCTTGTAAACTTTGAGCCTGATATTAAGGGTGGCTATAGAAGAATAAATGGATTTCGTAAGTATGTAAATCAACAGATACCACAAACTAACAATGCATCAGAAAAGACTTTGTTGACTTGTATTTTTGCGGATAGAGTTGTGGCTGCTCGTGGTGAAAGAATATTTACTGCAGGGTCTACAGAGTTAGGATTAAAGATACTATCCAGCACAGGAATGACAGGCTCTGGTACACTCACTGTTGACTCTACTGCAGGGTTTAGCTCTAGCGGTACACTACAAATAAACGATGAGCTATTTACTTACACAGGTGTAACAACTACTACCTTTACAGGTGTGACTCGTGCAACCACCAGTACTACAGCAGCTAATCATGCAGTAAATGATGTAGTATCAGAGTCTTGGACACAAAGAGATACAGACAGAACTAACGCAGGTAAGTATAACTTTGAGCGTTTTAATTTTGACGGTAACGACAAACTAATATGCGTAGATGGTACTAATGCACCTGTAGTATTTAATTCAGCTATGAGTGCAACAGATGTAAGCACTAGTTCAGTATCAGGTGCTAAGTTTGTAGCAGCACACAAGAACTTTATGTTCTACGCTGGTATGTCTAGCACTCCCCAAGAGGTAGTGTTTAGTGTTGCTCAAGATGAGGATGACTTTACATCTGCCTCTGGTGCTGGTAGCTTCAAGGTAGACGATACTATAGTAGGATTAAAGGCTTTCCGTAATGAGCTATTTATATTTTGTGAGAACAGGATATTTAAACTATCAGGAACGGCTGCATCAAACTTTGTAGTTGAACCTGTAACTAGAAACATAGGATGTATTAACGGAGATACCATCCAAGAATATGCAGGTGACTTGATGTTTCTTGGACCTGATGGTTTAAGAACAGTCTCTGGTACAGCTAGGATTGGTGACGTTGAGCTAGGCACAGTGTCTAAAAATGTGCAAGGCTTGTTTGATAAGAACATAGTTGACTCTGATCTTTTTGAAAGTGTAACCATACCTGATAAAACACAGTATAGAATATTCTTCTCTAAGTCCACAGTAACAGAAAAGAGAACTAGAGGTGTAATATGTGTGATGCGAGAGAGTGGCTTTGAGTTCTCTGAGATACTAGGGATACGCCCATCTTGCACAGACTCTTTTATAACTTCAGGTGATGTAATAATATTACAAGGGTCTTTTGATGGATATGTGCACAGGCAAGAAAAAGGTAATACTTTTGATGGTACAACTATATTAGGTAGGTACAGAGGTCCAGACTTGAGCTTTGGTGACGCAGGTTTAAGAAAACAAATGCACAGAGTTATACTTAACTATGAACCTGAAGCTGCTATTAGTGCCAACTTAATATTACGCTATGACAACGAGAGCACAGGAGCAGCAAGACCTGCAGCATATGCTTTAACGACAGCAAATGTAGGAGCACAGTACGGTTCTGCCACTTACAGTACAACATCATCTACGACACAGTTTGTCTATGGTGGAGCTACAAACCCTTTAGTTAGACAGCCAGTAGAAGGATCAGGTTTTACTGTTGCACTAAAGGTAGACGATGATGGTGTATCTGCACCGTACTCTTTAAAAGGATTTCAATTAGAATATCAAGTAGGAGCTAGACGCTAATGGGTGCTACATATACAAGACAGTCCACCTTTACAGATGGAGACATAATACAAGCATCAGACTCTAATGATGAGTTTGATCAGCTACTAGCTGCCTTTGCTGCTGGCAGTGGACATACACACGATGGTACAACTGGTGAGGGTGGACCCATCAGTACACTTGCAGGACATGCACTAACCTTTGGTCAAGGAACTTCAGGTACAGATATTGTTATTACATTTGATGGTGAGACAAATGACGGTACACTAAAGTGGATGGAGGATGAGGACTACTTTGAGTTCTCTGATGATATACTTATTGCATCTACAGAAAAGATACAGTTTGGTGACACTGCTACTTTTATTCAACAAAGTTCTGATGGTGTTCTTAGAATAGATGGAGAGGCAACAGTAGACATTAACGCCTCTACTGCAGTTACAGTTAGCAACGATCTTAAACTAGACAGTGATGCTGCTGTGCTAGGTTTTGGTGCTGACAACGATGTTACACTTACGCATGTAGCTGATACCGGGCTGCTCTTAAATAGCACTATGGCTATACAGTTCAACGATGCATCACAGTTTATTAATGCACCTAGTGCTACCGTACTAGACATAAACGCTACAGATGAGATTGAACTTAACGCAACACTAATAGACATAAATGGTAATGTTGATATATCAGGAACACTTACTGTTGGTGGTGCTTTAGATTTTGGTGATCTTGATATTTCTAACGTAGGTAGTATTGCCCTTGATACTATTACTAATGATGGCACAGACATTACGTTAGACTCTTCTGGTGATATTATACTTGATGCTGATGGTGGAGATGTATTTGTAAAGGATGCAGGTACAACTTATGGATCACTAACAAATAGTTCTGGTAACTTAGTTATTAAGTCAGGCACTACTACAGCCTTGACATTTAGTGGAGCTAATGCTACACTAGCAGGTGACTTGACTATTAGTGGTGATGACTTGACTATGGCTACTAATACATCTGGTGCTTTACTTATTGCAGATGGTACAAACTTTAATCCTACTGTTGTCGGTGATTTATCAGAGATAAGCACAGTGGCTAATGATGATGTATTTTTGGCAGTAGATACTTCTGGCGGTGGACTTAAAAAGATTACACGTAGCACTATTGTATCAGGTCTTGCTGCTTCTGGTGCTATATCTAACGTGGCAGATGACACTACGCCACAGCTAGGAGGTAACTTAGATACTAACTCTCATAATATACTTATAGACGATGCACATTTTATAGGAGATGAGAACGGCAACGAA